ATGTGACACAAGGCGAAAGAATCAAAGAGGTGCGAAATTCCCTCGGTCTTACTCTTGAGAAATTCGGAGATAGACTTGGAGTGACAAAAGTTGCAATTTCCAATATAGAAAAAGGAAACCGCAACCTCACCGAACAGATGACAAAATCTATCTGTCGAGAGTTCGGTGTTGATTATATGTGGTTGACCACTGGAGAGGGAGAAATGTTCGTCGAGACCGACGATGACTTTTTTGAAAGAATCGACCGCATCATGGCGGGTGAAAATGAGACCCGCAAAAATATGATAAAAATGCTCTTGTATGCCTCGGATGATGACATCAAGGCATTTGACAGACTTGTTGATTATTACATTTCATTGAGAGAGGAGAAATGATGAAAAAAGCATCTGATTTATATTCTCTCACTCGTCGAGAGTTGATTTTGCTTGAAATGTTTAACATGCTTGATGACGAGGAACAGGTTCAGCGTTTGTGTAGTCTTTCCGGTTATTTGCTCGGACGCAAAATCTTGTCGGAGGACGATTCGATGAAATACCTGCGTGAAATAAAAAAAGACTGACAGTCTTTTTCAACTGCCAGTCTCGTGGGTGTACAGATATAAAACGAATTTATATATCCTCTTGAGGACTTTTTCGCTTTGTATCTTACCGACTAACTCAATGATAGTCTCTTTGTAATGCAAGGGAACACCACCCCTTTCCGAAACACATCATATCACATATTTCCATGATTGTGGAAATATCGGAGTTCATTTCCATAATTGTGGAAATCGTCTCCCGTTCCCACTCACGGAACATGTCATGTGATACAATTATTTGTATTCGGATTCAAACAGGTCGGTTATTTTGACCCCCAGTGCAATCGCTATCGTTTCGAGTTGAAACAATGTCGGTGACACCTTACCGTTTTCGATGTTGTTGAGCGTCGATTTTCCGATTCCGGATTTCTTCGCCAACTCCATCAACGTGAACCCTTTTGAGGTTCTTGTTTCCCATAACAAAACTTTCATCCTGCTCACCTCCTTTCGCAAGGAAAAGTGTACAAGGTGATAGGTTTGTTCTAAAGAATGGAGGTGTTTTGCATGAAATACGGTGTCAGAAAACCGAATGTCAAAAAGAGCATAAAGGCAAGGACTACCGGAAAAGTAAAGAGGCAGGTCAAAAAGGCTGTGAATCCTCTTTATGGTAAAAAGGGAATGGGGATTGTGAATGACCCGAAAAAGGCTGCTTATAATGCAGTGTATAGTCGAACGACCGTCGGGGTCTCTGATGTGATGAAAAGTGCATCATCCGGAAACGGACACACATCCGCATCCTATGACGCACCTGCTCCAGTGAAAAAGGAATATTCCGACCGGACATACAATGTCTGTGGAATTATCCTCATGGTTCTCGCTGTTGTGCTTGTGCTTTTGGGATTGCTCCTGCTGCTTGCTGTTCCTGTTGGCGGTGTTGCTGCCATCCTGTTGGGTGTCGGCTGTTTTGCCATCGGTCGCAAGTATCGGAAAATTGTGAAAGAACGCTCTGAAAAATAGATTTACACATAAAAAGACGACCCGTGCTGCAACACGAATCGCCTTTGTGGAATCTCTTATCTCATGCCCTGCAAAAAGCATTTTGATAGATGAATCCTGCAAACACCATTCTATCATAAAACCGTGCTTTTTGCATTGGTTTTATTTTTTATACTCTTTTTTTAGGATGGTGATTGAATGAAACTACCGAACGGGTTCGGGTCGGTCTATAAATTATCCGGAAACCGACGAAATCCCTATGTAGCAAAAAAGACAAAAGGGTGGGAAATTGACCCTATAACCGGAAAATCAAAACAATTATATATAACCGTCGGATATTACCCGACACGCAAAGAGGCTCTCACTGCATTAGCGGAATACAATAAAGACCCCTTTGATTTACACCATGCAACTATTACTTTCGAGGAAGTATATGAGAATTGGTCGGAAATCCATTTTGAAAAAATCAAGGACACGAATGGTTATAAGGCTGCTTTTAACACATCGAAACCCCTGTGGAAAATGAGATTTGTTGACATCAAACTGGATCACCTGCAAAGTGTCGTCGATAGCTCCGGCAAAAACACTCCCACACTTAAAACCTTGAAAATCCTGTGGGGTCTCATGTATGACTATGCTGTCATTCACGAGATTGTGTCTCAAGATAAAAGAGACATGGTCAGATATGTCGATATAAGCAAGGCGGGAAATCCGAACGCATACAACCGGAAACCTTTTTCAAAGAAAGAGATTTCTATTCTGTGGAAATGCAAGGATTCAAACATATATGTGACCGTCATCCTTATTATGATTTATTCCGGTGTCCGTATCGGGGAACTCCTCGACCTTGAGAAAAAGGACATCCATCTTGATGAACGATGGTTCTATGTGAAAGAATCCAAAACAGAGGCAGGAATCAGAGAAGTTCCCATTGCTGAAAAGATTGTACCATTCTTTGAATACTGGATGAACCGGAAATGTGACCATCTGATTTGTACACCCGACGACGAACCTTTTCAGTACCGGAATTATTATGATTCTTACTGGATTCCTCTGATGCTTGAGTTCGGTTTCGGGAAATTCGTCATTGATGAAACGAAAAGAGAACCTGTCTATGACGGACACCGCCCGCATGATACAAGGCACACCTGCATCTCTCTCCTCACCGAAAAGGAAGTTGACGAGAGATTCATCAAGAAAATTGTCGGGCATAAAGGACAGGGTGTGACCGAAAACGTCTACACCCACATTGAACTCCCGACCAAACTTGAGGCAATCAATTTGATTTGATGGAGGGCAATGTCATGAACAGAACAGAATACAAAAATAATTTTTATAAAGAGCATTATGAACGAATAAACCTCGCAGTTCCTAAAGGAATGAAAGATATTATCCGGACGCTCGCAGCAGACAAGGGAATGTCTATCAACGCATACATTCAAGACCTTGTCAGAAAAGACCAGTGCGGAATGTTCGACACGATGCAGGTCGCAGAAAAGAACAGGGAAATGATTTCCGGAATCACTGGAAACATGCACGACGGATATGACATCATATTCAAGGACGGTCATTCCTGTCACTGCCGGACGAAAAAAGATGTCCGGTCATGTATCATTGAATACTGCAAAGAAAAGGGTGATTGAATCGCCCTTTTTTCATGCAAAAATGTGTCTTGCACAAGATTTCAAAAGTATTGCACAAGACACCTGTTTTCGTGTTAGTTACCTGTGTGTTACCTGTTAGTTACCGGAACATTTTCGTGTGTTTTGATGGTGTCTGATAGATTTTCAGAATATAAAGAAAACCCCGAAAATACTGGATTTTCGGGGTTTGTTGCTCTTTTTCGATATTCGGTTGAACTATCTCTTTGTTAACGTTTTGATATCCTAAAAAGCCCATAAATAGGGGATTTGTGTGTCCCAGTGTTGCATATATGTTGTATGCGATTGACTGCCCACACATTCCCTTTTTGCTTTATTACTTTGATATGCTGTGATTACATTCTATCTATCCCACTTATCACACAGCGCATTTATCTGGTCTGCAAACTTGCTCAAGTCCTTATTAGCCATACCCTGGCACTTCTGGATAACTGATACAAGCCTCTGGCCTGCTGCCACCAGACGGTCAAATATAGTCTTCTCTCTGCTTGCCATGCCATATGCAGCCTTTTTCTCCACAAGCTTGCGGGAACCATCTGCCACCTTCTGATTCGTGATAAGGTCATAGGCATCACCACTGTACGGTGCCACTGCATCATAGCCGAAGGTCTCATGCACGTGGTTTGCAAAGGACTCTGCTGTGGACTCTTCTCCATGGACTATAAATACATGCTCCGGCTTGTTTTTTATTGCGCCAAGCCACTCTGTAAGCTGATTTTTGTCTGCATGTCCACTGATACCCGGCAGATTTACTATGCTTGCCCTTACTTCTATTTCCTCACCAAAAAGTTTCACCTTTTTAGCACCGTTTAAAAGTGCATAGCCAAGCGTTCCCGGAACCTGATATCCTACAAACAAAACTGTTGAATCACTTCTCCAAAGATTATGCTTTAAGTGGTGTCTGATACGTCCGGCCTCACACATACCTGATGCTGAAATGATAACCTTTGGCTTCTTATCGAAATTAATCATCTTTGACTCATCCGATGATACTGCCACACGAAGTCCGGGGAACTTGATTGGATTGATTCCTGCCGAAATAAGCTCCATAGCCTCCTCATCAAAGCAGTCCGATACATTCTCATGAAATACATTTGTCGCCTCAACAGCAAGGGGGCTATCGATGTAAACCTCAAAATTCGGATGCTCCGGCAGCAGATTCTCAGTCTTTATACGCCTGATAAAGTAGAGCATCTCCTGTGTCCTGCCCACTGAAAATGCCGGAATTACCAGATTTCCGCCTCTTGTAAATGTCGCATTGATGACCTTTGAAAGTTCAACCGCGTAGTCAGGCGGCGTATCATGCAGACGATTGCCATATGTAGATTCCATAAC